AGCAAATGACTGCTCAGGCGGTGACTGCTCAGATACCAATGAAAGACTACATCAAAGGTCTGAACACAATAATTAACGGTGACGAAGGCAAAATAGGGGGTATTGAACGGCAGTTTAACCGTTATGCTCACGACGTTTATCATCAGTATGCCAGTGCTTACTCAACTGCAATGGCCGACGAAACGGGGATGAAGTATTTTATCTATCAGGGCGGGTTAGTTAAAGACAGCCGTGATTTTTGTGTTGCTCATAATAACAAAGTGTTCAAACGTGAGGATGCTGAAAAGTGGAGAACCTGGACACCGTCGCAGGGAGTTTATCCTGAAGGCTACAAGGTCAAACAGAAAAATCAGGATGAAGTACCGAGCTATCTGAGTTATCCTGGTTATGATCCTCTGACTGACCGGGGCGGTTATAATTGCCGTCATTGGATTTCGTGGTTAGTAGATTCTATTGCTGAAAGAATGTTAAAAGCGCAACAATGACATTAAAATAATTGTATTGTTTATAATGAAATAAATTTTTACCTTTGACAAAACAAATTCTATGGCAAGAGAAGAACTTGTAAAAGCAATCATCAACGGCAAGACTAAGAAGTTAAGTAAAGCCGCTTATAAAATTGCATCCCGTTTTTTTAATGCAATTTCAGAAGAAGACCTGAAGAAGGCCCGTCCTGCTGAACTTGAAAAGCCGCTACTGAGGCCGACAATCAAACCAGTGATGATTAAACCGGCAATCAAAGAGCCTGAAGTTAAGACCCCTGAGATGCCTGCAGAATTGCAGGGTGACCCGATGACAGAGAAAGTTGAAGAGACTGTTGAATCCGGTGGTGATCCTGCCGCTGTAGTTCCCGAACCTTCGAAACCAAAACGGACTCCGGCCAAAAAAGCCAAGAAATGAAAGAACTAACCTCAAAGAAAACCGGCAAGGTGCAGTTTGTCAGTGATGAGACATACGCTGCAATGGTCGAAAAGGGTATGCACAAAAAATTCAATGTTCGTGAAGTGAAGCCTATCATTGCCAAAGCACCGACAATTCTGAAACCTGAAGTAAAGAAAGTCACCAAACCAAAACATAATGACTGATTCTGAAAAACAAATTCTTGAGGGTTTTTTGTCGAAAACCTTAAAAATCGGCACTGAGGAACTGGCAAGCCTTTATAACGACGCCGGAGATTTAACTGATTTATCTATTGCTGAAAAAGCCGATTCTGAAAGAGTAAAAAAACTCGGAGGTGTCGGTTCTGACCAATTTAAGAGGGGCGTGAAAGAAGGCGCATCTAAGATTGAGAAAGCGGTAAAAGATAAGTATGGTGTTGAATCTGATCTTGAAGGGGTTGAGCTTGTTGATTTTATTCTTACAGAGAAAATCACCGAGGCACAAGGAACGAAAGATGACATTACCAAACATCCTGACTTTTTGCGTCAACAGCACGAATGGGAAAAGCAACTGAAAGCTAAAGAAAAAGAACTGGCAGACAAGATCGCTGAAAAAGAAAAAGAGTTTCAGAAAAAGACTATCATGTCAAAGATCGAACGCCGGGCCATTGAAGAACTTGAAAGGTTGCGCCCTATCCTGCCGTCTGATGCAAAGAAAGCCCAGAGATGGAAGGAAAAGTACATTGATGAGTTCCGCACGTTCGACTATGAGGAAATTGACGGCGACATTATTCTGTTGAAAGACGGAGAGCCTGTTAAAGACAGTCACGGACATAAGGTCACATTTGAGGACTACGCCCGTGAGACTGCTTCAGGATTCTTTGATTTTCAGCAAGCGGACGATCGCTCATCGTCAGGCAATCGTAGTGAACCAGGCAAGCCTCCGGTAAAAGCACCGACAAACGACGATGAATATTTCGCTCGTTTAAAGGCCGCAAAGACCCCCGAAGATCGTATAGCGATAACGGAGTCTTACGAAAAATTTAAATCAAAATGAGCCAAATAGGAAGTATTGATTGCGGCTTTTTAGCCATGTACCAGGGTATGTTAGACAAGCATTGGACAGACCCTCAGACAAACGTTGATAATGTTGGTGACGTTGAGTCCGCTAAAGCGGTACTTGAAAACCAGCAGGTAAGGATGACCGAGATAACCGGAAAGAAGAAACGCATCATGTCAGTCGAATGGCTGTCAAAGTGTGACGTTACTACTACCGACTGCTCGGATGACTGTACAATAACCGGCGATGATGCCGATCCGATGTGCCAGGAGTACGAAATTGAATGCCTTCAGGAAACGTCCTTCAAGATGCCCAAAAGAGCATACCGTGAAAGGACTATTGAGTTTCAGGAGGCTTACATGTTCAACATGCTCCAGCATAAGAAAGCTCTCGATGAGTGGCTGGCCCAGTATATTCTCACTGGACTTGTTGCCAATGCCGGGGTTAACGCTTATGCAGGCATAGGAACCGTTGCAGGAACTATTACAACTATTCCTCCGAACTTCTGGGACGATTCAATATGGGGATATTTCAACCTGGTTAACAGGATGAACAAAATCAAAGACCCGTATATGATCACCGGAACAAACCTGTTCCAGTACATCTTCAACCGTATGCACGAATCAATGACCGATGCAGGTAAGGCCGCAATGTCAAAGGTTGGTACGATTAAGAAGATTTACCAGGACCCGGAGAACGTCGAGACCATAGCTCCCGCTTCCACGTTCCTGATCCACAAGACGGCTGCTGCCTTCATTAACAAGGCATGGAACCCTCTCGGTCCCGTTAATGCACAGAGCGAGGCCGGTGTTTATGCCCTGTGGTCAGAGCAGTCCTCGAACATCCCCGGTGTATATTATGACATCATCACAAAGGAAACCTGCGAGAGCAATGAGTTTTATCTTGCCTCGAAGATTCAGCTTCATGGAGTTTTTGCTGTTAATCCTGCCCCGTGTGATGAAGATAACACCGGTATCCTTCAGTTCACCTGCGGGAGTTAATTAAATGTTACGTTTAACCGAAAATAGAGGGACACTTATAAATTTGGGTGTCCTTCTTTTTTAAAGCTATGGAAGAGAAATGTAACTGTGGCAGCCGCCGTCCGAAAACGGTGATAGTTGTCAAACCAAGAACCAAAAGAGTAACAAAATGAGCCTCGGTAATTGCTTGCAGAATATTATAGGCTTTGCTCCGGAAGATTGTGAATGTATCGATAACTTCACAACTGATTATGCTATCTCTGACAGCGGGCTTTATGTCTCGGAGTTGCAGGGCATGTCACTCCGGATGCTGGATTCTCTCGGTGGGTGTGAGGACCTTTGGGAGAAAATGACGCGCGCGCGTGAGAATGCTATCAATTCTTTTCGCGTTGACTTGTCCCAGGCACTCATGAAGTATAAAGAACCCGCGCGACGGGCCTATTCCGGGGACATTGGCGGAAGGTACGCGGGGACAGGGAAGAAAGTATCAACACTGGTCACGGCAAGCGATTACTACGGACTGAGGATGTACTCTGACATCAAAGGAGGTAAATATATTCTCCGGGGCGTTTCATTGATCCTGAACGATGCTGAAGCGGTTGACCTTGAAATCTACGATGAGTATGATTTGCTTTATACTATTCCTTTAGGGTCGCTTGCTCATAGGCCCTTCAGAACTGATTTCACTCCTATTGAACTGACCTTAGACCGGAATTATTACTTTCTGATTAATCCCGGGTGTGCCTTATGCGAATAAACTGACCTGTAACTGTGGGGGATTCCGGTGGTGTTTCAATATTGATAATCCATGTTATAAAGATTCGCGCGAAGGCTGGACAGAGTGGGCCATGATAGGCGGTGTTTATGGGGCTGATCTGAATGACCGCGAGGACTGGACTATCTCAGAGAAGGCTTCAGGGATGATTCTGCATGGTAACTTCACCTGCGACCCATTGGCGAGGCTTTGTGAAGATGATGTTGACTTCATTAATAACGATGTTGACCGGGCAATTGCAAATGCGATATGGTACAAAACAGGCGAATTCCTTACGACCTACATCATGGGATCAACTGAGGTGAGCCGTTATACACTGTTAGGCACTGAACAACTGAATGAAAACCGAATTTATTATGCTGAACGGTATAATGTTCTTTTGGATTGGATCGCCGCTTCAATGGAAGATAACGACTGTATTGTTTGCCGTTCGCCTCACGGAATGCGTATGAGATCACAGAGGATATGACCGCAGATGAAGCCATAAAATACATGAATCAGATCACCGTCGAAACTGTCGGTGAGTTTGGCGTTGTCATGTTGCAGGTGGCTCAGTCGGCTAATACACTTATCCGCCAAAGAGTAACCGAGACAGGAAAGAATGCCGATGGTGAGGCATTTGCGCCTTACTCAGAGAAACCAATGCTTGTTAACTGCTCATCAAAATACATGAGTGTCGCAGTCTGTAATCAGTTGGCCGGATCAAAAGAAAAGCGCAAAGACCTGAAGTGGGTAACGGTAAATAAAGGAGGTAGACCAGCACGAGTGTTTGAACTTGAAGGCGGGTATAAACAATTCCGTGAACTTCACGGACGACGGACTGATATTGTTGACTTCACGTGGACCGGCGAGATGATGAAAGATATCCAGGTCACAAGCTCTGATGATGAACACCGGCAGGGATTGGCGCGGTTAAGCACTCTCTCGGACGAACAGAACACAAAGTTAGCCGGTAATACTGACCGAAGGGGCGATATTCTGATGCTCTCAAATGAAGAAATAAATGAAGTAAGCGAGATACTTGAAAACTGGTTAGTCGCAAAGTGGGATGAATAGCAAAATAGCAAATATAATAGTCGGTTATCTCACTCCGCTTGCATGGGTGGATAAGATAGCGGGCATGACACAAATAGCCCAGATGAAACAGGGCGAAGCTGTTAAGCGGTTTCCTATTTCATGCGATATGACTGATGAGGATTGCGTCGAAGGGTGTTATGATGAATTGATGCCTTCGAGTAAACGCAGGTCTGTTATATTCTTCGAGGACGGTTCGTTTACTTTCAGTCGTCAGCAGGGGAATAGGATTTATTATGAGAGCCGACTGCGGTTGGTTTGCTGGTTAAATTATAAACTCATTGAGGGGGGATGTGGATCGTCGGGTGATTATATTATCTCTATCCTGAAAGCCCTGCCAGCGATGCCGCAGAACGTCGGGGATCTGTTAGCCTTATCGGTCACGGTTCAGTCCCAGGTCCCGCGATCACCGGCAATATTTTCAAAGTACACATTTGATGAACTTCATTCTCAGTATCTTATGATTCCATACGATTATTTTGCTTTGGACGTTATAACGAGGTTTCATATAATAACCGAATGTATTGAACCCGCACCCGGAGGATGCACGGAATGTTAGACTTCTTAAAAGTTGCGATAGTAGCTTATGTGTTTATTCTTCTGACTGAAGAGGGCATGATCTTTGGCTGGTACGGACGACTGATACAGAAGATGAAACAGGATTGGCTGTACAAACCTGCAGGTGGATGTATGGCGTGCTTCTCCGGGCAGTGTGCGCTATGGTATTACCTTATAGCTAATTTTCATTCATATAACTTTTTTGATCACATTGTTTTTATCAGTGCCGTTATTTTAACAGTATTATTTATAGACAAATTAATAAATTATGGAACTTAAAACCCTTAACCTTAAAGACAAACAATTTACCTGCGGAGGGCGGACTTTCTTTGTAGAGGATTCTCTTTCATTTAACCGCTATCGCGAACTTCAGAGATTATCGATTGAGTTTGGATTCTCACGTACTTTTATCGATCTGTTTAAAGATGTTCAGAAGTGCTACGACCTGATGCAGACCTCAAAGAATTATGCTGATGTGTCTGTGACGCTTTACAACATTTTAGCAGGTGTAGGTCAGATCGAAGAGAAAGACCCTGCCGCACTCCGTTTGTGTGCGTTGTTTATTAATGAAAAGGACGAAGATACAACGGTCATTGATGAGAAAAAGATGCGTGAAAAAATAGAGTGCTGGTCAAAAGAACTGGAGGTAAGCCCTTTCTTTCACTTGGCAGCCAGCTTAGTGGACGGTTGGATGCCAGCCTACAGACTCATTACCCGAAATACTTTAAAAAAGGAGAGCGAAAAGGAGTAAGGAATATTTACTTAGAGTTAGTTGAAAATGAAAAATACTGGTCTGATCTGTTATATGTTGTCTGCGGGGGTGAGCCTTCGGAGATTGACCGGCTGACGAGGTTTGACGTGTTTGAGTTCTTTGCTTTTCTGACAAACTATGAACGAAGAGCAGAGGATCAAAAGAAAAGGATTGAGGAACAAAAGCGGAAAAGAAAATGAAGCGCATAGAACTTGAGATAGTAGCGGATAATTCACAGTACATAAAAAGCACTCAGGAGGTTACTCAGGCTACTACTACGATGCAAAAGACCATCCAAAAGGGGGAGGTGCGCACAAAGGGACTTATTGAGGATACGATCGATGCTTTGAAAGATTACGAAGAAAAGCGCAAAAAGGCCTTTACGATTGAAGGAGTAGAAAAGTATAACCGTAAGATTGCCGAGGCACGGAAAACATTGCAAGAGTACAATAAGGCCGGACTCGAAACTGAAAAAATACAGACCCGCCAGGAAAAGAATAATAACACAATGATCAGCGGCCTGAAGAAACTTGCCGCTTCATATCTTACTGTTCATGCTGCGCTGAAGGTATTTAATGCAGTAATGAACTCTACTCAGCAGACGGGCGACCTTTTGAGGCGTGAATTATCAGGGATAAAGTTTGCGATTGACGAACTTAGTCGTTCGGTTGCTTCGGGGAATTGGTCCGATTTAGGTAAAAGACTAACTGAGGCGCGCCGCGCCGGGATTGAATATGCTGATGCGCTGGATGCTATTGGTGACAGGGAACGGCAGTTGAGACTCGAAGAGGTTGACCGTGAACTGAGAATGTCAGAACTTGCTAAAATCTATCGTAATACCGGGTTAGTTGGAGTTGAGGGATATAAACAAAGGCAGGCAGCAGCCGAAGAATACATTCAACTTGCCGAAGAGGGAGAACGAAAATCACTTGAATTACTTCAACTTCGTGTTGATGCTGAGTTAGATGCTGCACGACAGGCGTTAGGCTTTTCGGCAGACATATCAGCGGCTGAAAAAGAAAGGGTTAATCAACAAATAATAAACAACTTGAGAAGTGCTGATGCTTTTGATGAGAATAAAACTCAGATTGAAGAATACCTTAAATTACAAAAAGAATTAGCTGAAGCTCAAAAAGGTACTACCACGACTGAGTATTTCGGAGAAGTGGCAGGTGCGGTAACGTCAGTAGTTCAGGACACTGAAAAAATTGAGGCACTTAAAGAACAGATAGCAGCCATACCGCCTGAGATTCAGAAGATGGCAGTTGAATATAATCAGTGGGGTCAGATTGTTGATATACCGAGAGAGAGAATAACATCAGCCTTAGAAGCAGTTAAGAGAAAACAGATTGAAGTTAATAATTCAACTATTCGGGCAAATATTATGGCTGAACTTGCCGGGGCCAGGATAGCCGAAGCTGAAGAAAAGAGCCTGACCGAGAGAGAAAAGAATCTTGAAAATTTTATTGAAGCATCCCTGAAGCTCCGCGATGATTATGAGAAAGCAGTTATCGATCAATTAACAGGTGTTGAAAAGATTGAGGCCGAACGCGACTATCAACTCCGGCAATATGACATGCTTCAGGCGCATCTCGAATCACTTGGCACGCTTACCGAAGATCATTATAAATGGATTGAAGGGTTACGGGCAAAGGCTATCAGGGATGCAGAAATAGCAACACGACAGGAACAACAGGCAACAACTGATTTCTGGACCGAGACCTATGATAAGGCTATTGAGCAGCGGATGAAGTTCTTAGATTTCCGCGAAGAACTCGACCTTAAAACTGCTGAACTTGCCGGAGAACTTACAGGAGAAAAGGAGCTTGAGATACAGAAGAAATGGATACAGGCACGGATTGATTTGTTGAAATCTTCTCAGGACCCGATTCTCAAACAGGAGGCTGAATTGCTTGAGCTTCAGTTAGGGCTGATTGATAAAGAACTTACGGGTTTAAAGGCCGAGAGAACTATTTGGGATTTTATCGGATTAGGGGATTCGCCTGAAGCGCAGGAGGCCATAAAGAACAGCATTGATACGATTAAAAATACATTGGATGATATTTTCGCTGCACGACTTGAAGACGCACAGCGTACACGCGAACTTTATGATACTCAGATAGCCGAAACTCAGAGGGCATTGGATACCGAAACTCGACTAATGGAGGAAGGTTTTGCTAATAATGTCGATGCTAAAAGGAAAGAACTCGAACAATTAAAAGTTGCCCGCGCAACAGCACTAAAAGAAGAAGAGAAGGCCCTAAAGGCCCAAAGGGCGCTGGATACTGCTATGCAGATTTCAAGTCTTGTAACGGCGACGGCGGATATTATTAAGGCGTATGCTAAGATGCCTATTATTGGTCAGATACTTTCTATTGCTGCGATTGCTGCAATGTGGGGAACGTTTGTAGCTGCAAAAACAAAAGCTGCACAAGTAACAAAACTTGCCGAGGGGGGTGTTGGTACTGATACCGGAATGATTACGGGCAAAAGACATTCTGAGGGGGGGGAGAGATTTACGGATCATGTCGAGGTTGAGCGTGGCGAGATGTTCGGTGTATTGAATCGCCGTGCTTCTGCTAAGTATGGTAAAGCATTCACCGAGATAGTGAATAACTTCAATCGTGATAACCTGGTTGTTGACCGGAGTGATGCGGTCAATAATATCAATATTGATGTAAACGGACTAAGCGAACGACTGGATAAAGTCGAGTATCAGCTTATCCGGCAGAATGAATTTATCATGTCACGTCCAAATGTTCAGGACTATCCAAATATGAGAATAGAAAAGCGAGGCAATAAAACGAGAATCATCCGCAAATGAATTATAGGTTCTATATAACTGCACTGAGTTCACGGATTGAGGTATTTCCCTTGAACTTCCGTCAGACTACGCTTATTGATGAGCGTGTTTCTGTTGCTCAGGTGCGGACTTCATTTAGTAATACATTAAGATTCACTGACAATAACGGCAGTGATGATTTTTCACTTTTCTATCTTATTGAAGCTACAACTCCATGCGAAAGACTGATATTAGAAATAGAACAAAAGGATTCAGGAGCAGATACCTATCATGAATACTGGACAGGATATTTTTCAACTTCAGATGGTGTTTTTGATCTCGATAACTGCACTTATGACATTACGCCAAAGCCTTATGATGATTACATAAACTTTGATCTCTACGGCGAACAACAACATAATATTTTAACTGTTGTACCAACTACTGTCACGGCCAAGACTTATGAATACGATTATACCCGTTGCCGGTGGCTGATTGATGTCATTGAATACCTTGTTGAATCTATTGAGCCTACGGCTACAGTTGTGAGCTGGTTCTTGAATAATGCTACCAATCCTGTATTGGGTGGCGTGAACCAGTATCAGCATTTAATGATTGCCCAGAAATCGGATATCAAACGTCCGCTTTCGTCTAATCCTGCTACCGTCGGAATGATGTCGTTTAAGGAAATGATGGAGATTCTGAGGATGTATAATCTCTATTGGCATTACGACGGCACGACGTTTAGAATCGAGCATTATGACTTCTGGGAAGGTGGTGCAGGGCTTGACCTGACGGCGGAACCGATGGCCGTGAGGATGAATAAATATTCGTATGTCAAAAACGATATGCCAAAGTATGAAAAATTTGCCTTCATGGAAGGCGGTGACTTTGGATACGTGGAACATACGATAAGCTATGATTCTGACTGTGTAGATGCAAAAGCAACGGCATCGTATTCAAATAAAGTAACGACTGATTTGTCTTATATTCAGACCTGCGCTGCTGATCCTGACCTTGTAAGTAATATCTCAGACGACGGGTGGGTGATTCTTGCCACGGAATACGACGGCACAGATTACAGGGTTTATTATGGCACGGCCTACGGGTCAGCCTTTGGATCGTATAACTACCCTAACTCCTGGGGTGATCTTCTGAGGTCATTCTTTATACATGGCAGGGTTTTATTAACCGGATACATCCAGGGTATTGCTTATGACTTTATTTCCGTCCGTCGCACAAAACAACAAGAATTAAAAGCTGTTGTTTGTTACGAAGATAATTATGATGCAAGGGATTATATAACAACTGAATTAGGTGAGACATGGTTCGGCGGGCAAAAAGCCTATGTTTCCCGTGCTTCGCGTCACCCTGATGGACTTATTGAGTTTACACTTGTTTACGGTGAAGATAAAAACACTGAAGTTGAATTACCTGAAAGAACCAAAAACCTTAACATAAGAATTGACGCACCTTCATATACTGAAATTATAAGCATCCTTTCTGAGCCTAACTTAGTTGATACTTACTATTGGATATTCTGGAACGGAAGCGCGGTCGGTGAAGTATGTCAGGAAATAATGATACCCGCAGGAACGGTTTACCAAGTTGATTTAGCTGACCTTGCCGAGCCATTTGCTTCAATTAAGTTTAACCTTGAAGATTCATCACTTGACGGATGGGTGATTGTTTATAATAACAATGATCCGATTGTTGCCACTGATCCGGGTGATTGCGGTGTTCCTCCTGCGCCTCCGGCTGTTCCTGCTGCGACGACAATGATAGGGGCTTCGCAACTTTCAACTTGTGATCCTATTCACGTTACATGGAACGCATCTGCGGGAGCAACTTATTATAAACTTTATCGTAAGCCCGATAATTCACTTGCCGATAATTGGGTGCTTGTTGATAATGTAATGACAACCGAATACGATGATTATTGGGCAGGATCGCAGGACGGAATACAATTCTATTATAAAGTTCAGTGTTGCAGTGGCGGCGGATGTTCGGCAGATTCAGATGAAAAAACAGTTATAGCATTATGTTAAATGTTCAAAAAAATATGGTCATTTTTAAAACGATTGTTTATGTCAATCTTTAACTGCCATAAGCAAGAGCCGCAGCCGTGGATGAGTTATATCTCACGGAATAAGATCACTTATTCAGGTGATTGTTGCCCTGCTTTGGTGACAAATACATATTCCTTATTACCGTTTCAAATAATTTCATCAGGCAATATTGAAAGATGCGAGATATCGGTTTATGGGTCAGGCGTATGGGAAGAAATAACGCTTACTATTGATAGTGTGTTTAGCGAAGGATTTTATTTTCACTCATATAATGGTGATTCTATTTCGCCAGAACTTGAATGCGGAATTTATGAATTTAGAGTGATTGCTGGTGAAATGTGGTGGTTCGAGCCTATTATGGTAGAAGATTTTGAATTCACAGAGAACGCATACAAAATAAGAGATTTATTAATGATTCCCTTTAAGTTCTCTGAGCAGCAATTTGAGACCCTACCTTTAATTACTCCCTGTGATAGCATACTTCCGTTTATGTTTACGACGACAAACCCGACGGAGGGAATGCTTGAGGTTTATCTTTATGATGTTTGTAATAATTGCGAGGCTGTTGAAATTGATCTTGATATTCATGTCCGGACAATCGCAGGCATGACATATTATTATTATGAGGGTGGATGCTTAGAAACCTTTCTTGAATGTGGAATCTATAAGATAGAAATAGTTGACGGTGCGCATTCTTATTGGTCTGTACCTTTTGCTCCTGAATGTGGCATATCGGACATCCCTGATGGATATCGATCATTAACTGACTTTAATGGATGTGTTATGAGAGATGAATTTGGCAATATATTAACGGAGGTTTGCAATGAATAAATACTTGCGATTTGAGTACTGGAATGAATGTGACCTGGGGTATATTTATTATCAAGGCGGTCAGCATTTTATCTTTTATATCGACGGCGATATTACCGAGCCATTTCATGAAGAAGTTGAGGACGGGCAGGAAAATGGCGACGGCACATTTATTCCTACCTACAGAAAAGGACTAAAACGTTATCGGATTAGAACGACATTAGTTCCTGATTATTTAATCGACGCGATGCAGCGTATGAAACTGCACGATCATATTGAGCTAACCTTTAAGAGCGGTGAAATAGAACAGATTTACAATGTAGATATTGAGCCTGAGTGGGTGTTTGAAAAGAGATTATGGCAAGCACTTGTTACGATAACATTTGACATGGATGAAAAGGTTATTGTTTCAGGATGTTGCGATAATTTAACTGTTGAACAAGTTGAGAGATTTACAGCCGATTCTACATTTATTACTGCCGATGAAACGGACATAACAGCAGACAGTTTTTAAATGTAACATTTAACGTATAAAGAGAGATAGTAAATATTTTTGAGTAATTAATTAAAATTGAAACATCATGAGCGTTTTGCTGTTACCCCAATGTCCTACATCATGTGCAGGACTGCCTGCAATAGAAAAGGACTTATGCGCCCCGGAGTATCACTACGGGCAGATAAAGACTTTTTATATTGCTGCTGCTGATGCCAAAGACTTCTCAAATGTAGAAGACTTGGCTGAATGGACCACAAGACTTAGCGACACGGCCACAGTTACGGGGGATGAGATCCGTGAACTTCCGGTGCTTGCTGATCTTCCCGAACCCGAACAGAGCGAAATTCCTACTTCGTGGGACCGCACTGCCGTAGGGCTGAAACAGTTTACCATTCCGTTCGATGTTGATGAAACGAACGACGTAAACTATAACTGGCTGCTTACGCTTGAGTGTAATCTTAAGTTTAAGTTATGGTACGAGACGATGGATGGAATGCTTTACGGCGGAAACACTGGAATTGAAGCCACGATCAGGGCTAACCATATAATACCCCGTGAATCCACCGAACTGGCTAAGTTCACCGGAACGGCAAAGTGGAAGTCTCAGTTCTCACCGCTTAGGTGCGTATCTCCGATGGCATAAACAATTAAAACGAAAAGATATGGCCTTAGATATAGAATCTTGCGCACTTGCTTTCCCGCTTGACTTTTTCAAGTTGCTTGCTTCATGCGTTGTCGTGAAAGCCGACGGAACATACGGACTGAACACTACGGTTGAAAGTGCCGTTAACTGCGACTGTACTCCTGTTTTGGACTGTAATAATACTGAGCAGATCATGTCGCTGTTGCCTTTGATATTTGCGGTTGATGCTTGCGGTCATCTGGCTGTGAGGCTTATCAACTGCGACGGAACAATGGTACAAAATCGTGAGTAATGCCTGGATGTGGTGATTTCAAGTCGCCGGGGGCAACAAAGGATGTTCTCGGTAATTATGTCGGGTTCTTCATAAACGGGACCGATGAGGATGTAGGTGTGGTTGATATGGCCACGCAAACAGAGGACTACACGGCAGAGAATATGAATTGTCCCGATGGCCTTTTCAGGATAGCACCTGAAACGGCAGGGGCAATCGAGGTAGAACTTGCCGACGGAACTGACTTCACTATCACAGCGGTTATGGCAGGCACTTATTTGGGTCGCTGGATGGATATGAACATCAGGAAAGTCTATAAAACAGGAACAGCTGGCACATTCAGTGTAGGGTGGTAACATAAGCCCCATTTTCGGGGCTTTTTAATTCAAAATATATGCCGGGAATAGCTATTGGAAACTGCATACCGTTCAACCGAGGAGGAGTAAATTGGAGTTCCTACTGGGAGCAACAATGGTACGGCATCGAAATTGATGAAGCCAACTCATCTCCCGATGTCACCCGGATAGCCTCCGACATGACCGAACACGATGGTACTTACCTTCATGCCGTACTACCTGTTCACGCCAATATTAAGGGCTGCCTGCTTTTAGATAACGGCACGGTCAACTACTATCTTGACCCTGCGGACTGGAGCAAAAAAGCAGACGGCACGGCAAGCGATCTAACAGGGGCTGACGGTCAGGTGATGATAGAGTGGCCTGATTTCTACTATAAGGTAGAAATGAACACACCGTCTGCGGGTAAGCATCAAATCAAAATAAGCTGTTCGGCACTTGCCGGATTTACAAAGTATCCTAAACATTATGTAAGTGCTTATCAGGCTGCAATGGACAGAATAAACAGTAAACTTTCATCTGTCAAAAAT